AATGGTGAAATTAGTCTTAAATATAATGGTGCTGAAAAACTAGCTACTACATCTTCTGGTATAGATGTTACAGGAACAGCAGTTACAGATGGATTAACTGTAGCTGGTAGCTTAACTGTAGATGGTGGCAGAATCAAACTAGATGGTAATTATCCTGTAGGAACAGATAACTTAGCATTAGGAAATCAAGCATTAGATGATGGAAGTTTAAGTGGTGGAAATAATACAGCAATTGGATCTTCTGCTTTAAGTGAAAATACTTCAGGTGCTGGAAACATAGCGGTTGGAAAAGAAAGTTTACTTTGCAACACATCAGGTTTTATAAATACAGCAATTGGTCTTTGTTCTTTAAATGCTAATACGACAGGTTCTTGTAATGTTGCTGTAGGTAGAGGTGCTTTAATAGCTAACACCACAGCATCTAATAATACTTCCATAGGTACTTGTTCTTTATTATCTAATACGACAGGTGCTTCTAATGTTGCAGTAGGTTTTTGTTCTTTAAGAGCTAATACGACAGGTTGTCAAAATACAGCGCTAGGTTCTTCTAGTTTATGTGATAATACAACAGGAAACTTTAATGTAGCTGTTGGTGAAAAATCTATGATGGGTGTAAATACAGGAGAATATAATTCAGCATTAGGTCAAAGTTCTTTAAGATGTAATACTTCTGGTACTGCAAATACTGCCATTGGTGGTAATACATTACAATGTAACTCAACAGGAACACAAAATACTGCAATAGGAAGATATTCACTTTTAAGCAATACTACAGCTTCCAACAACACAGCTGTAGGTTATCAATCACTTTGTGCTAATACGACAGGTACAGAAAATACAGCAGTTGGAAGAAATGCACTTCTTCAAAATCAAACAGGCAGTGGTAATACAGCAATAGGTAGAAGTAGTTTACAATCAAATACTACAGGTGACAACACAGCAGTAGGTTATTTGGCATCTACAAATAATTCCACTGGAACACAAAATGTATCAATGGGTGTAAGTTCTCAACAAAGCAACACTACAGGTGGTTACAATACCTCATATGGTTATCGTTCTTTATATTCTAATACCACAGCCTCAAACAACACAGCAGTTGGTTTATGTTCACTTTATGCTAATACAACAGGTACACAAAATTCTGCTTTAGGTTACCAATCTTTACTTAATAATACCACAGGTAACAATAACATTGGATTGGGTTATAATTCACTCAGTGCTAACACAACAGGTGGTTCTAATGTAGCATTGGGTTCATACTCACTAGATGCTAATACAACAGCTAATAATAACACCGCAATAGGACATGCTTCACTTACTACTAACTCAACAGGTGCTAGTAATACAGCATTAGGTGCTGATTCATTAAGAAGCAACACCACAGCTTCTAACAACACAGCAGTAGGTTTTGAAGCTTTATGTGCTAATACGACAGGAACTCAAAACACAGCATTAGGTAGAAGTGCTTTACAATCCAACACCACAGCTGACAACAACACCGCAGTTGGTAAAGATTCTTTATTAGCTAATACGACAGGAACTCAAAACGTAGCAGTAGGTTCTCTTTCAGCAGTTACCAACACAACAGGTTGCTATAACACAGCACTTGGTCATGCTTCATTATATAATAATTCAACAGGTTGTTATAATACTGCTTTAGGAAATTTTGCTGGTAATGACAATACAACAGCGAATAATAATACATCAGTAGGATATTTTGCTCTTAAAGCTAATACGACAGGTACTTCTAATAGTGCATTAGGTTCTTTAGCATTAGATGCCAATACTACAGGTGCTTGTAATACTGCTGTTGGTAGAGGTGCTTTAAGTTCTAACAATACAGCATCAAACAACACAGCAGTAGGTGTTTTTTCACTTAATGCTAATACGATTGGTGCTAGAAATACAGCTATAGGATTTGAGGCTTTAGATGCAAACACAACTGGAATTGATAACACAGCCTCTGGTTATTATTCTTTAAGAGCTAATACTACAGGCTGTAGAAACACAGCTTATGGCTATTATTCTTTAAGCGTTAATACTACAGGTGAATACAACGTTGCTATTGGTAGGAATGCTTTATGTGCTAACACTACAGGTAATTGTATTACAGCTATAGGTAATAGCTCAGGTTCAACAGTAACCACAGGTTCAAACCTAACCTTATTAGGTCGTAACGCACAACCTTCATCTGCAACAGCTACCAATGAGATTACACTTGGGGATGCTAATGTAACTGTTCTTCGAATGGGGAATGGAGTTAAAATAATAGATGGTGGTGCTTTAGTTGGTGGTGCTGTAGATTTAACTGCTGTAAGCACAAATATAATTCCAGATACTAATGATTCACTTGATTTAGGTTCAGCATCTTTTGTTTGGAGAAACATATACACAGGGGATTTACATTTATCTAACGAAGCAAAAGAACAAGGTAATTCTGTAGATGGCACTAAAGGTAATTGGACTATCCAAGAGGGTGCTGACGATCTATTTATAGTTAATAATAAATCAGGCAAGAAATATAAGTTTAAACTAGAGGAGATTTAACATGGCTTTTATCTCCAATGGCACTACAATTTTAGATGCTGGTGCATTTAATGTTAATTTAGGTTCAATGGTTTTAATATCTGAACAAACAGCATCAGCTTCAGCCTCAATATCATTTACAAGTGGAATAGATTCTACCTATCCTATTTATTTATTTAAATTTATAAATGCTCATGCAGCAACAAATAACACAGATTTTACATTTAATTTTACAACAGATGGTTCAAATTGGAATGTTACTAAAACTACTACTGCTTTTCAAGCATATCACAATGAAAATGATGGTGGAGCTGCGTTAGGTTATGTAACAGCAGATGATTTAGCACAAGGAACTGGATTTCAACAATTAACTATTGGAAATGTTATGGGTAATGAAAATGATGAATCTTATTCTGGAGAAATGTATTTATTTAACCCATCATCTACAACTTTTGTTAAACATTTTATAGCAAGAGGTGTTGGTATGCACCATGTTGAAATTGCAAATGATAATTATATTGCTGGATATGCAAATACAACTAGTGCTGTAACTGGTGTGCAATTTAAAATGGCTAGTGGAAATACAGATGCTGGAACTTTTAAACTTTACGGACTAAAGGATTCATAATGGCTTTACACTCATTACATTCGTATAAAGAAATAAGAGGTATCTTATGGCAGTAGTATCAGGTGGAACAACATTAATAGACAATGGTACTTTAGATGCTGGAGTACCAAGTGGAAAGCTAACATTACTTTCTACTCAAACTGCAAGTGCTAGTTCATCAATAGAATTTACATCAGGAATAGATAGTACGTATGACAGCTATGTGTTTAAGTTTATAAACATACACCCACAAAATGATGGTATTGATTTCTTTTTTAATTTATCTACTGATGGTGGTAGTAATTATAATGTCACTAAAACTACTACTTTTTTTGGTGCATATCATAGTGAAGGAGGCTCTTCGGCTTTAAGCTATTTTAGTGCAGAAGATATAGCACAATCTACATCTGACGCAAAATTATTTAATGATTTAGGAAATGGAAATGATGAATCACTTAGTGGTTATTTACAAATATTTAATCCATCATCAACGACTTTTGTTAAACACATTATAAGTGTAAATAATGGCTATAATGGTGGTAATTTTTGTGTAAGCAATTTTATTGGTGGTTACGGAAATACAACATCAGCAGTTAATGCTATTAGATTTCAAATGGAATCTGGGAATATAGACGATGGTATAATTAAAATGTATGGAGTAGGATAATGGGATTAATTAGTAATGGTTCAACAATATTTGACAATGGTTCAATGGCATCAGGCTTTGGTGGAAGTTTAGTATTTTTATCAAAACAAACTGCTAGTGCATCTGCTAGTATAGAGTTCACATCTGGGATTGATAGTACATATAAGGAATATTTATTTACATTTAATAACTGCCACCCATCTAATAATGCTGTAAGTTTTCAATTTCAAGGAAGTATAAATGGTGGTTCTAGTTATGGTGTTACAATTACTTCTACTATGTTTGAAGCATATCATACAGAAGCTGGAGCATCAGGAAGATTAATATATCGAACAATTGGAGATTTAGCTCAATCAACCTCTTTTCAAGAATTATCAGGAGTTGCAGATGGTATAAAAAATGACAATGATGCAAGTTGTTCTGGTTATATTCATATTTTTAATCCATCAGATACAACTTTTGTAAAACATTGGATTGCAAATTTTAATAATCTAACAGCTAGTGATGCTACTTATAATATATATTCTGCTGGTTATTTTAATGACACAAATGATATTGATGCTTTTAAATTTCAAATGTCTAGTGGAAACATAGATAGTGGAGATATTTGCCTTTATGGTATTGCATAAATTTTAACAAAGGAGTATAAAAAGACATGACAAGACATCACTTAATAAATGGGGTTCAAGTACCCTTTACAGCAGAAGAAGAAGCACAAAGAGATGCTGAAGAACAAGCATGGAATGAGGGTGCTTTTGATAGAGCAATTGCAAATTTAAGACAAAGAAGAAACTCACTAATAGCTTCATCTGATTGGGTTATGATGAGTGATTCACCTATTGCAGATAAAACTGAATGGGAAACTTATAGACAAGCATTAAGAGATATTACAAATGGCTTAACAACTGTTGAAGATGTTAATGCTGTTACATTCCCTGTTAAACCTTAATTATGAATACCAGCTTGTGCAAGATAAATAAACGTTGACATTTTTGTATATAGGTATATAATTAGATAGTAGGGCAAAACATAATTAAAAGGAAACAATGTTAAATACATATGTAGTAGAAGGGGGAATAGGTAAGTGTACTG